CATTGACAGAACCAGAAACAGAACCAGCAGGAACTTCCTGAGCCTTACGTGGGTCAGGCTGTGACTCCATAAAGTTACGTGAGATTTCACGTGGAATCGTTAAGTCAATCTCTGCACCAAGAACCGGGATGTCAATCATGGTAGGCGTAAGGTTGGCCACAGTCTGTGTGGTGTAACCGTTGTGTGGTGCCGCTTCGTCGTTAGTACCAGGTGTCTGCAGTACAGAGTCACCAGTGTCTACCAACTTAAGGAATGGTGCTGAGTACATAACGTAGATAGGGAGTCCAGGCCAACCCGACTCGTAAAGCACTAGACCCTTGCCCGATGGGAATACTGGGTCTGGAATACCACGCAGTACTTTCCACTTCTTAATGGCAGGGAATGTACGGTATGGCGGAGCAATACGGTAACGCACTTCAAGAATGTCAATGAAGTCGTCAGGTAGGGCACCTAGGTCGTAGCCAGCAAACACTGGGTTGTACGTCAGGGTTGCAACACCAACACGGAACAGACCGTTAGTAGGTGAACTCATTGAGCGCAAGTCGTCGTTAATAGCCACACCAATGTCGTAGCGTGAGTAACGTGGGTTAATGTAGACAACTGTATTTACGTTGTGGTTGGCTGGGCTTGAGCCGTAGTAGCCACGAACAACAGTGGCAGTGTTGGTAGCAGCGTTCCAGCCAGTTACGTACAGCAGTTCCATCTCTACGGCAAGGATAACGCCAGGGGTAATTCCGCTGGTCTGAGCACCAACAAGGATTATGGTCTGGTCGTCTGCATCAAGGTCACCAAACAACTGCACAGCACGCTCACGGATACCACCCATGACACGGCGGTATACCTTTTCAATAAGGTCACCAAACGTCGTGCCGTTACCGACACTACTGGAGCCACCTACTGTTACAACTGTGCCGCCTACGGTTGTGATGTTGTTGGCCATGGGTAATTCCTTTAGTTAGTTGGTGCTGTTACAGTAAAGCCAGATGCAGCAAGAATTGTCTGTGCCGCTTGAATTTCTGCTTCAGTTGGTCCAGTTTTAACCGGCGGGTTTTCAAGGTCATTAATTAATTTGATAGCCCATGCTTCTGCTGTTGCAGCATCAGCCCAGGGAATGTTACCTTCACCTGATGGGTCATGCGGTTGCAAAAATGCTTCTGGACCATTAATGTCTGAGTTTGCACCGCCCCAAATGTGAACCGTAAACGGTGCTATTGGGTCAATATTGTATTGATAATTTCCTAGTGTTGTTGTCATATTTTCTCCTTATGGTCCTGCACAAATGCCCATAGCATTTGCTACGCCTGTGTATGTGGTTACTGAACCACTTGTTGTTATTTTACTTACTGAAGTGCCCCCTGAAGCAACCCAAAGATTTCCGTCTGGTCCAGAACAAATAGAAGCATAATAATTACTTGGCACAGAATAATTTGTTATTGTTCCTGCCATGGTGCAAGTAGAAACATGATTAGTTTGACCTGTAACCCATGCGTTTCCATCAGGCCCTTGGCAAATCCAATTACCGTTGTCAAGAGCAGGATTATATGTAGTGACATTGACAAGAGTAGAAGAATTTATTGAAGTGAAATTTTGATTGTCAATTATCCACGTTTTACCGTTAACTTGAGTGGCACCTTTATATGGGCTAGTAAAAATAACGTTTGAAATTTTAAAATTAGGAGTTGAAATATTAGCGTCTATTGCTCCTACTTGACCATTCAAAGTTGACGACAATAGCAATCTTCCATTGGAACCATTGTAAATAGTATTCCAACCATAACCAAAACCACCCGTAGAGGTAATGGTTCCAGACGTTGTAATTTGTAGAATGGTTCCACCAGTAGTAGATGCCCAAAGATTGTTATCAGGGCCAACACAAATATCATTAGCATTTGCACCGGTTGCGTATGCTGTAGAAACTCCGCTTGGAGTAACACTATAGACGTATGCACCACCAGCAATCCATAAATTTCCATCAGGGCCTAAACACATAGCGTTGCCCTGTGAACCTGCACCTAAACTTCCATAAGTTGTTATGGTTCCAGTAGTTGTAATTTTTGCAGGATATGTAGGGCCAGAACCGTTCATAAACCAAAGATTTGAAACAGCAGTTTTTGGCTTTAAGTATCGAACTATTACAACGCCATTTCCACCAGAACCACCAGCCGTACCACCGTTGGAGTTGCCACCACCGCCACCGCCTGAAGTGTTTACTCCATTAGCGTTTTTGTTACCGCCGCCGCCAATGCCACCATTTCCATTATTTAGACCAGCACCACCGCCACCGCCGCCATAATATCCCGACGAACCGGTACTTGTTGCTGATGCAAAAGCAGTAAAAGATATACCTGGACCGCCACTTCCACCATAGTTAGAAGAAGCATTAACACCATTACCACCAGCACCGCCACCGCCACCGCCGGCTGCTCCACCTGTGGCCCTACCAGGCCCGCCGGAGTTACCTTCTCCACTATTTGACGTAGAACCGCCATTAGAAGTGTAACCAGAAAGACCCGCACCACCGCCACCAGAACCACCAGAGTTAGCACTTTGTGCAGTCTGAGCCCCACGACCACCACCAAGTGCAACCGTTAAAGAACCAAAAGATGAATTACTACCGTTGTTACCAGGGCTACCGCCCCCACCAACAACTACAGTATAAGAACCTGATGTAAGTAATTGATTTGCGTAATATCTTACACCGCCAGCACCACCGCCACCGGCTGTACTAGAAGTTGCACCGCCACCGCCGCCGCCACCAACTACAAGTATGTCAGCAAGAATGTTTCCATTAGCAATAGTAAAAGTATCTGTTCCTATAGAAGTGTAAGTTGAATAGTAATAATTAGCATCAGAGTAAATAGTTCCACCAGTGATAATCACACCATTAGACAGTTGTATAAACCCACCTTCGCCTCTAGAAGAAACACCTGCAAACGTAGTAGGCAACGGCATGTTAGTACTTCACTTGGCTTGCAAGTACCGTCCAGGTAGAAGCAGCAGTGCAGATAACCGTAAAGGTGTAAGCGTCAATAGTTGAAGCGTCACCCGATGTCGGTGCTGTACCACCCTGCCACCATGTCGTAATGCTGTTGTAAGTTGAGCCGTTAGCAGGAAGCCCTGATGCAGCAGCAGCCGTACCGTTAATAGAAATGCTACCTGGAATGTACGCAGTAGAACCACTGTTGACCAGCATGGCAAACGTCACCGATTGACCAGTTGTGGTTGGAGCGTTGGTGATGTTGACTGCCCAGTTAGCAGTTGGGTTAGCCGTGTAGTTAAAGAACGACGACGTTGAGGCATTAAGTGCCGCAGCAGTAGAACCACTAAGTGCCGTTGCAGAACTGCTTACTGTTTCAAACGGTGCAGTAAGAACTACGTTGGTAGTAGCGGCTGAATAACCCTGAGAACCCTGAGAACCAGTATTACCCTGGTATCCCTGATAACCTTGATAACCCTGGCTACCCTGCGTACCTGTAGCACCCTGGCTACCTGTGGCTCCTTGAGAACCAGTAGAACCCTGGCTACCTGTTACACCCTGGAAACCTTGTGGTCCCTGTGAACCAGTGGCTCCGGTAGAACCCTGTGAACCCTGAGCGCCCTGCGCTCCGTTAGTTCCGTTAGTTCCGGCAGTACCTTGGTAACCCTGTGAACCCTGAGCACCCTGGTTTCCTTGTGAACCCTGTGAACCAGTTGCACCTGTAGAGCCTTGCACTCCCTGTGCACCGTTGGTACCAGCAGTTCCCTGTGCACCTTGTACACCCTGAGAACCTGTTGAGCCTTGAGCACCTGTGGCACCTGTAGCGCCCTGTGAGCCTTGGAATCCTTGATACCCTTGGTTGCCCTGCGTACCTTGTACGCCCTGTGAACCTGTCGCTCCAGTAACACCTTGAAATCCTTGATTACCCTGCGTACCTTGTACACCTTGAGGTCCCTGTGAGCCAGTAGTTCCTTGAACTCCTTGGAAACCCTGATAGCCCTGTACACCTTGGTATCCCTGGACACCTTGAGCACCAGTAGAACCCTGAGCACCAGTAGCACCAGATGAGGCGACCATTGAGATGTTGATGTTGACTGATGGTGTGGCTGGGCGTGTTGGTGAAGTTCCAGCAGCCTGTGGGGCCAATTGTACTGTGGTATCAGATGATGACCAGTAGAACTGAACGTAGTCATTAGCGGCAAGTGGGAATAGGTATGTGTCTGACTGAGACTGAGTCTGTCCTGCAATAGCAGCAAACTGAATGTCAGTTTGTGTAAGAGCAGTACCGTTCTTGGCAAGCCATAGGTTAATTGTACTTGTGCCTGTTCCACCCTTGATGAATTGACCAAGGAATTGAATAAGGTATGTACCTGCGTATGAAACAACAAACTGGTTGCCGTAAGCAACGTTTACACCAAACTCAGTTTCAAGTGTGTTGCACGCAACAACGTTGGCTGTAGTAGCACCGCCGTTGCTCTGTGTTGTGGTGTCGTAGAACGAACCGTAAATGGCGTTAGTACCACCAGGGCCTTGAGCACCGACGTTACCCTGGTAACCCTGATACCCCTGGTATCCCTGATTGCCTTGTGTACCTTGAACGCCTTGTGCTCCGGTTACACCTTGGTATCCCTGATTACCTTGGTAGCCTTGAAAGCCTTGATTGCCCTGGACACCTTGTGCCCCAGTATTACCCGTTAAGCCTTGTGTTCCCTGGAAGCCTTGGTTACCCTGAGTTCCCTGAATACCCTGCGGTCCTGTTAGACCTTGGTATCCCTGAGCACCCTGTACACCAGCCTGGCCTTGAACGCCCTGTGCTCCCTGTGGTCCGGTTGCACCAGTGTTACCTTGGTATCCCTGTGCACCTGTAGAACCTGTTGTTCCTTGCACACCCTGAAAGCCTTGACGACCTTGTGTGCCCTGCGTACCTTGAGTTCCCTGTACGCCTTGTGCGCCAGTCGAACCTTGTGTACCCTGTGGGCCGGTTGCTCCTGTTGCGCCTTGCACACCAGTCGAACCTTGTACCCCTTGAAAACCCTGCGTGCCTTGTACGCCTTGCGTACCTTGCGAACCTGTTGCTCCAGTTGTTCCCTGGAATCCTTGTGTACCTTGTACACCGTTAAATCCTTGGTATCCCTGACTACCTTGAAAACCCTGGTATCCCTGTAGACCACGGCTTTGAATAAGCGAATCGTCGTATGACCAGTAGTACTGGGCAGTTGTTGAACCAACTGGGTAAAGAACTCCAATGTAGTAACCGTGATTGCTACCTACTTGAATCTGCCATTGACCGTTACCACCGTACTCGGTACCTGATAAAACAACCTGACCGTTAGCGTCAGTGTTAAATGCGTTAGTACCTAGAACGGCTGCGGCTGGTGGTGCGTCACCTGCGGCTGGTGCGTTGGTAAATAATGACTCATCGTACGCTGTGACAGAAGCGCCGTTAAGGAACCCAGAAGGTCCTGAAACGACTCCAGAAAGTAAGTAAGTTGTCATAGTACTGATTCGCCCCTATTGATAGCGCCTTGAGTTTCGTCTAATCGTTTGCCCAACTTGGTGTCACCCTTGAGCGTTGTTCCTGTTTCAATCTCCCACTTCGATACAGCACGAGACTCTAGAGCCGCCGCACCCTTTACCGACTTGGGTTGTGTTCCATCTTTACGTAGTCGCTTGTAAGCAGCAACATCTGCGTGCATTGCTTTCGTGTCCATGTTAATAACACCAGCGTTGGAGCGTGTAGGCATGGCAGATGGTGACATGCTGATAGACGCAGCCTTGCACCCAAAGCAATCCTCTGGGTGTAATCCAACGTTGTGTGGTGTTGCGGTCATGAAATCAAATCTCCGTATCCAGCAGCCGTAAGAGCCGCTGCTTCTGCGTCTGTAACGTAGCAAACTTCTTGATACACTTTAGCAATCCAAGGATTCTGAGCAACTGTAGTTACTGTTGGAACCGGCGGTGATACTTCATAGTTAATGTAGTATGACGTTGAGAACGGTGCCGATGGGTCCCATGGGTTATACGGGTAAGGAATGTTTGTGTTAGAGTTCTCCGGCGTAGCCGTGTCCTGTACAAACGTTCCGTCCGATAACGCAAAGACCATCACATAACGTGCTCGGTTCTTGTAGTAACGAAACAACCTATTTGCCAGACCTCGTGAGTCAGGCAAGATAGGCGGGTTGTCATAGACCTTGGGTGGCGTAAATGTAGCCACTCAGAACCTACTTCTTGCGTCCGTTAGCCCCGATGCGGATAGCGTCAATAGCGTCACCCATACGAGCGCCACCAGTTGTCTGGTACTCAGCACCTTCGGTAACTGCTTCTCCGACTGGCATGTTCACACGGTCATTACCGTGAAGGCTCTGCTCAAGCAAAGTGGTAGGACGCATGTCAACGACAAACCCGTCCTTCTTCTTGTCTACACTGTAGGTTTCGTCAAAACGACTTGGCATTATAATTCTCCGTAAGTTTTAAAGCCCTCAACAGGAGGAGCGTCTGTGGCTGGAGCGTACTCCAACTTAATAATGTCTTTAAGGACAACGGCTTCCTTAACGCCACGAGCAGTGTTGCGCTCCATGCCTCGGTTAGCCTCTCCGCCTTGGTTTCCACCAGTAGCAGATGTGTTGTTCATTGTGCCACGAAGAAATTCTGTGGCTACAGTTGGGAATGATGCACGTGATTCCATTAGTTTCCTTTACTCTTAGAAATGCTTAGTGTATCTGCATGACTTCTTGCATCTGAGTCATGACTTTTAGACTCGTCTGGAAGTCCTGCCCAACTGGCTGGTCGAGCAGAAACGTGACCTTGCATTGCAGGACCAGCGTTAGGTGCTGGTGATACGCCTTGATGGTTCATTGTTTGCAATTGGTCACCAGCGTGGTTTTCTGAACCACGAGCGTGGACGCTATAAACTCGGTCACCGCCACCTAACGTTTTAAGAACGGTTCCAACGGCGTTTGCAGCAGCGTGAAGCCCTGTACCAACATCACCGATTCCTCGTTCAATTTGACGACCTACTGCACCAGCGATGTTTGTAATTGGGTCACCCATTATTTCCACCTTGCATCTGTCATGTCACAGCAACCGCAGTAACATGGGTCTGATGTTTCACCCTTAATGGCTGAAGCATCGTTTATCTTTGCACGGGTAACTCGATTGGGTAATGGTGTACCTGCTTGGTTAGCAGATTCAATACCCATGCGAAGTCCATGCCCTGTTGGGATTGTCATTAAAGTTTCTCCTCGGAAGTGTGTTGTTCTAGGTGAGACACGGCTATGCCATGCTTGTCGGTCAAGTGACCGCAGACAAGACAGAATATTTCATCTATCGTTGGCTGCACGTCACGAGAACCACAGTGGGCACAAGCCCTAGGCCATGGCATAACCGTATCTACCTAACTACTGACTAAGCCAGTGGTGAACCAGATTCACCTAGGTCAACTGCTGGCTCGAAGGCGGTTCCAGTACCAGGTGTGGTGCTGATGTCTCCACCAAGGAGTGAGGCTGACTCTAGACGAATGATTGATGCCTGACGGAAGATTCCGTATGCACCGAGCCAGTACCAACCTAGTGGTACAAAACGACGGAGACGGTCAGTGATTGGTCCTGGTACAACGTGTGGGAAGGCACCGTTGCCGTCCAGCGTTGAGTACGTCTTAGCAAGAGCCTGACGACCAAGAATCATAGTTCCGTAAACGTTTGCGCTTGAAGCACCGGCACCCTGGAATACAGGAGCACGAGGTGTTTCAATCCAACGTACACCTTCGTAAGCACCGAGTTCACCAGTCCAGATTTCACCTGGCTGAGCGTAAACGTGTGGTGCACGCCATCCCTGTACGTTGCTGCCAGAGATAGATTCTCCCTGAAGGTCAGCCACGAGGTCTGGGTGGATGTATCCGACGTACATTCCGCCGAATGTTGGTACGTTCTGTGAACGGAGACGAGCACGAGCAACACGAATGTCAAGTGATGAGATTGTGTTTGATGCTGTTACTCCGGCACGGGTTGTGACAGATGACTGTAGAGTTGTTGCTCCAAGTCCTGATGCGTACTGTACGTTTGTACCCTGGTCAAGTGCAGCACGAGCAATCGTGTCAATTGAAACTCCAGCGTTGTATCCAACTACGTTGGCAACGATTGGGTCAATGTCTACGAATGAAGTACCACGCAACTTGGCTGTGGTAAGTACAGCGTTACCGTACTCAGCAAGTGTCAGGGTAACCTGGCTGTCTGAAAGAGCAACAGTAGATACGTCGCTTGTCTCAGTCAGTGCAGAAGCCTGAATTGCTAGGTCGTTAACAATTGTAAATGCAACTGATGCTCCAGGCATGCTCTGGTGCGTTGGCTGAATGTCAGCGGCAGCGTCAAAGTATAGTTCTGGGCGTAGTGCAAAGTATGCCATGCGGTCATAAGCGGCCTTTGAGAAATCAAGGGTGCTCTGACCTGTATATGCGTCAACCATTGTGGTTAACTCCTTTT